CGACACCTGGTCCTTGCATTTCATATTGGCCAGTTCCACCAACGGGAGCATCCACCGCCGGCTGATCTGGGGATCTTGTTGTATTCTGTACAGCCGCCATCATGTTTTTCACAAGATCTGGATTTTGTTTAATGACATCATTCATATTTGGAAGCGCCGTCTTAAACATACTGTTTGTCAAGTGGAACATCATCGCCGAACCACCCAACATCATAATGAGTTTGATTTCTGGTGCAACCGAGACCTTGGAGCGGTACTTCACGTAAAGTTCTTCAAAGACACCGTCGTAATCATCCACATTCTCCATGACCGATTCAGACCAACCTTCGAGTTGAATCTCGAATGGATTGTATCTTTTGTTAAGAAACTCCAGACCAGTAACACAGGCAATCAGCATTCGCCGAGAGAAGCGAATGGATTGTTCTACGTCAATACTATATGTAATTCTTTTCACTTCGGATCGTAATTCGTCAATATTGGAATATGCATTGAGACGTTTATTTACATTAAAGCCCTTCTTTTCGAGTCGAGCCAATTTATTGAGAAGATCAGTCTTTTCTTCATCAATGGATGTGTAACCATTCGAAGGTCTTTCACTCTCTTCATCATCACCCCCATGCATGGGTTCATCATCAAAAAATGTGGGTTCATCTTCCCCATAATCAACTTCTTCATCTGGTTGCGTCTGTGTTGGGGCAGATTGTTTATTTGGATTCACAAAGGCATCCATAGCTTCTTGGTGTTGTTGAGGTTGTGGTCTGGAACGTTTTGGATCGACGGGTCGACGCACAGGCTGGGGTCTTGGTGTAGAAATTTCTATCTCTTCCATCAGGGCCTGTTCATCGGCGTCTAACTTCATGACCGTGGCACCACCTCGATTAATGACAATTTCTTCGTCCATCTACTCTCTAATAGGAAACTATTAAATTACCTTTAACGCACTTTAGAAAAAATATGTATGTATACTATAAATGTTCAAGTTTAACCGAGCGGACCGCAACGCCATCGCATCTATTCTTGTGCTTATGGCTATCATCATGATTCTCGGTACGACCAGAAGCAACTACAGTCCCAGACCACTTACTATTAAGGTCAAGAGTGAAAAATCAATCTTCGACCTCGAACACAGATTAGAATGTGCCCCCGGCCAGGGCAAACAGGGTAGCCCATACACCAAGAGCTTGACTCCAGGTGGTTTGTGTGGCGCCGGTGAACTCGTCGATGACTACGCGAATTACGGAATCGAAGAAGGAATTGGCGGATCTTTAATCTAAGCTATTATAAATGGCGTTGATTACTTCACCCACGGAAGTTCCAGATCTCAACTACGAATATCATACAATCACTATAGACTCTATTGGTCAAGCGAGTGCCAATACGTTTACATGCCATCTTGAACGACCCATTCGTAATGTTGTTCAGGCTAGATTGTTGGCAGCCCATATTCATTCGAATGTGAGCACAGAGCACTGTTACGTTTCGATTGATCAACTTGATACAAACTTTAATGATCGCACATCAAATGTTCTTGGTGGTCAGTCTTCAATGACAGTTGTTCGTAACTCGTTTGCGAGTCTCGTGGTCGACGATGCTTCACACTCGGGTGGAGATTCTCTCATTATTTTTAAAGATAATTATCCCATTGTGACACAATATATTGACCCAATTCGTAGTATTGATCGTTTTAAGGTTACTATCCGTGATCAGGATGGAAATACTATCAAGGAACCAAGTACCGCCGCAGATAACTTTTTAGTCATTCGTTTTGTGTGTAGAAAACCAAACTTGTAATTTTCTTATATTAAAGTAATATACAATGTCTTCGGGTATTGTTCAATTAGTATGTATCGGTGCTCAGGATGAACATATCGTTGGTGATCCTGAGATATCATTTTTCAATTCTTCGTATAAAAGACATTCAAATTTTTCACAATCCATTGAAAAACAAACTATCCACGGAGCTGTAAAAAATAACTCACTCTCGACAATACGCATTGAACGAAGTGGTGACTTATTGGGTTACACGTACTTTGTTATTGATAATGGGTCAGAGGCTAAAGATACAAATAACTGGGGAAGTTTGATTGAAAGTGTTCAACTCGTAATTGGTGGTCAGATTATAGATGAACAAGATTCAACATTTTGTGAAAATATCGCCGTCGACATGTTAGCACCCAACGTATCAAAGAGTTCAAATGGTCCCCACCCGGGTGGAAATACTTCGAGTTCCTTCTTCTTCCCACTTCGATTCTTTTTCTGTGAAGGACCGCAATTAGCAATTCCACTCGTCGCACTTCAATATCATGATATAGAATTGCGTATTCGATGGGGTTCTGGTGCAGCGTCATACAATTGGGAATGTTATTCAAACTATTATTATTTGGATAACGAAGAACGAGGAAACATGGCATCAAGATCTCATGACATGCTCATCTACCAAGTTCAAAAAAATATAGGATCTGCGGAACACATTCAGAATCTCAACTTTAATCATCCAGTAAAGTTTATCGCGAGTTCAAACAACAGTGGATCAAGTCCACTTACTTCTGAAACGAATCGAATCAAATTAAGTGTAAATGGTGTAGACCTTACTACATATAGGTGGTCTAGGCCACATTTTATTGATGTGAGTCACTACTATCATACAAACTATGTGACTTCACCAGATATATTTATGCATTCATTCTGTCTAACAACAAGTTTGCATCAACCCACAGGTTCACTTAACTTTAGTCGAATCGAAAATGCAAAAATTCACAGTGAAACTGAAATATTAAATGATACAATTTATGCCGTAAACTATAACATCCTCAGAATAGAAAATGGAATGGCGGGGCTTGTATACGCAAATTAAAATCAGGGATTATATAAATGGTGAAAAGTACAGGTGTGACCCAAGCTACAGATAAGGTACGTCTTGGTAAGTTCACTGAGTGTTATCAGCCACATAACTCAATAGTATTGAATGCATCGAATGCAAAGATTGACAACATTGAACACAGTGGATTTTATGTGTCTCCAATCCGAAACACACCTTCGTCAAATTTATTGGCGTATGACTCCACAACAAAAGAAATTGTCGACATCGGTGGCCATAAGTTGAAGATTTCTTCATTAGAAGTAGAAAACCTCGATGTTGTGAATTCTAACACGGTTCATAATTACTATGTCGATAATCCCGTATTTGAAATAGCGAAAGGGTGTCCCCGTGTCACCGAAGATGTAGGCATCGTCATGCATCGAGCGGATGGTAATGTAGATATTAAATTTTCGGAAAAAGAGAACCACTTATCTATAAACAAAGATCTTGCGGTGGATGGTGCTGTGAAGGCAAAGATTTTCGAAGGTGATGCAGGTCTCCTATCCAATGTACAATTTCATTTTGAAGTTGGGGATACTTTTGAAAACCTGAATGTCACCGGGCAATTAAAGGCCGACGGGGGCCTTCTCTCAAATATATCTATTCAACAACTACAAGATCTTGGGACATCTTCGCTAGATCTGGAAAATGTTTTTATACGTGGATCTCTTCGTACTAAGAATCCAATCTACTCACAGAGTTCTGTAATTGCTCCATACTTTGTAGGTGACGGTACAAAACTCGAAGGTGTTGTTCTCAAAGAAGAGTTCGATGCGAACGTGGAACGCGTCAAAAAGATCGAAGATGTATTACCCACTATCAAAGACACCGAAAGGGAGATACAAAGAGTCGAGGCTGCCATTCCTCAACTTGAACCACTGGAAGACAAAATAAACGAGGTTCGTGAGAGCATTCCAAGTTTGACACCAATGAATACACGGGTCGTTGATTTGGAAAAATATGCCCAATATGTCAAAGAAAAGATTCAGACAATTGATCGTAAGTTTAAAGATATTAAACCTCCAGAAACAGTTGATCTTTCTCCAATTGAGAAAAATATAATTGATCTCAAATCTGAATTAACTATTCTTGAAAATGATATTAATTCCAAATTAAAAAAAATCAAAATGGATATTCCCGTGATACCTGAAATACCAGATTTGACGGACAGAGTAAATCATATAGACTCCAAACTCGAAAATATTTTCAAAACACTCGAAGACTCCATACACTCCGTGAGAGGTGATTTTCCAAGACACATACGCGTTGCTTCACAGTCTTTGGATGTGAAAATACAACAATCAAAAAATAGAATACATGACATTGAAAATAAATTACCAAAGTTTGAAGGTCTCGTACCAGATGTCCGTAAAGTGGAGTGTGATATAGTAACATTCAAAGAAACTATTCCAAAAATAAACAGTCGTTTGAAAACCATTGAAGACTATGTACCACCACCAATAACACTCCAAAGTGTCACAGAGTGTGAAAGTAACACAACGTGTCACGTATCTTTTGAGAATGTGGGTACGTCAGTCTCCACTCACGGAAATGTGGGTATAGGTACAGATGTGGCAACGTCTCGAGTGACTATTTACAAACCCCCCGATATAACATCAATTTTGGGAGAAGTTCCCACAATTAAAATTAATGAACTCGCCGAGATAAACGCATATACAAAGGCGAATGCCGGTCTCAGTTCTGGACGCCCCGGTGGGATTGTATTCAAAACAAAAAGACCAAATGGCGATATTCAAGATAGCATGACTATAGATGGTAACGGTCATGTAACAATCGGTTCATCGACCGCCCACAAGTGTGCGTCAGTCTCTATAAACTCAACACTGGGTGGGTTATTACTTCCAAGACTCACAACCGAACAAATTGAAAACATACGAAAACCTGAACCTGGTCTCATGGTATACGACACCGAAAAAGATACCTTTATGGGGTACAAAAAATCTGGCTGGACTGAACTTTGCTAAAATAAAATGACTTATTATATAAATGGTGAAGAACTTGAACACTATTGAAAGATCCGAAAGGATCAGAATAGGTAAATACACACCTGACGAACAGGCGATAAATTCCATCATCATTAACGCTTCATCGGAAACTCTTGAAGCGGATACATATGGATTTTATGTATCACCTATTCGCACACAATCAAGTGTTCTGTCAAATACACTTGTATATAATACAGTGACTAAGGAAATAGTAGACTCGGGAGAAAATATTAATAAGTCTCTGGAAGATGTCACGACTGTGGGCAATACAACACCATATACTATAGAGTTTCAAAATGCAAGTACAGGGTTTGTGACGACTGCGGGAGTGGGTATAGCCAATACAACTCCTATACACACCCTCGATGTGGGTTCAAAGTTCTTCATCGATGAAAATGCGTCGAATGTCATGGATGTCACAGGTAATGTTTTTGTGTCCGATACTTTATTTGTAGTTGGAAACCTGGAAGTTTTGGGGGATACAACACTCACAACCCAACAAAATTTACTCATAGATGATTCCGTTGTAGAACTTGGCAAGAATAACTACGACTCCGGGGCTGGGTTTGATCTAGGTTTTGTGATGACACGCTCAACAGCTGTATCAAATGTAGGGATTGGTTACAGAGAAGCACAAGATGAGTTTTTTCTTGGATACACCGACAATAACGCCTATGAACATTATCTCACACCAAATGCCGACAATAATGTCAAGTTTCATGTATATGGTTCTATAGTGACGGATGCAAACGTTGGAATTTCTAACACTTCACCGATACATACATTAGATGTGGGGTCAAATGTATACATTGATGACACGGCGTCAAATATTTTAGTTGTTCATGGGGATTCTAAAATCGACGAAACATTATTTGCGAATGATATTTCTGTTTCAAATATTTTGGAAGTTTCTGGGAATATCAACGCTCTGACAGAACTTAATGTCACTGGTAATATACACGCGGCGTCGAATGTGATTGTCACTGGTGGTATTCAGGCTCTCTCAAATGTAGACGTGACTCGCGATCTTAATGTCTCCGGCAATGTATACGCAACATCCGATGTTAATGTAACTGGGAATACAAATGCCCTCTCGGAACTCAACGTGACTGG